AAATTAGGTCTTGCGGAAAAATCTTTTTCTTCTGAAAAATTAGGTAGCTTGCCATTAAAATAAATCATATCTCCACCAAGAGTTTGTTTCCAAAGTCTTTGTGCAGCAAGAGCGTAATAATATGGTCGATCTGTAGTAAGACTACCATCATTCTTCCCGCCCCGGCCATCTTCCTGCATTAAGCTATCTCCTCTTTTTTTAATTTCTTCGTAAAGATATTGAGTTACATCAACGCCTGCTGGAGTCAATCCTGTAAAATCAGTTTTTTCTAGTGCGCCTGTTTCTTTGGTAGCAGAAACCCACTTTTTGCCGTCCCACGTAGCGTTATTGTTAATAACAGCATCCAAGCCGGTCATAGCATTTCGTGTCTCATATCTAACAGTTTGACCTGAACCTTCTTGGTCCCTTATAGAAAAACCTCCCAATGTAGCAATTTTATTAGCTAAATCTTCTACCGCTAAATCAATAATAGCGGTTGATTTATTTACAGCAGTTGATGATGCCCCTTGAGTTGCCGATAATAAATCTGCTTCACTTACTTGTAATACAAAAGCATTGGGACCTCGCTGATTAGAAGCATCTTCTCTTCCTGCCGCTACTAGTTCTGGACTTGTTAAAGTTCCTGCTAAAGCAGGCCCAATAGCAGATTTAGCCATTAGTGGAGTACCAGTTAATCCTCTATAGTCAAAACTATAATATGCTGCAAGAATACCATAGCCTTGAACTTCAGCATCTGAATTAACTCCTTCAAGTTTTGGTAGATAATTTGATACCGCAGTAATAAAATCTGAAGTACTAGCCAGCAAATCAAGGGCTTCTCTTTCAATTTCACTTGGCGAAGGCATCGCATCTGGGTTATCTAACATTAATTGATTTTCTGCAATTTCTAAAGTAAGACGAGCTGGTGCAATAGAAAGTGCATCGGTTTGTTCATCTCTATCTACAGTTATAAACAATGATCGTCCCATGTCTAATCTTCTTTGCACATACTTTGGATTAATATTGCCCGCCGCGCCTTCTCCAGAACCGCTTTTAATAAAATCTAAATATGTTTTTAACAACTTAGTTCTTGCTTTATCGTCTACAACATGATGCTGAGGAATACTACTTAAGTTATCTAAGTGATCAAATAACTGCGCAGATTGTTCCAAAGAAATAGCGTTTGGGTTGTTATTTAATAAAATTCTTAATGCCTTTGCCTCCGGTAATTCAGCTTGAGTAGCTGCATATATGCCAGTAGCCGTGGGATCCTTTTTACTTATTCCATTTTTTTCATTAAAGCTTTGAGTATCACCCGTATAATCAAACATAAGACTAAACATAGTCATGGCTACATCCTCTAAACCAGCCTCCATTGCGGCATTTAAAGTTAAAGCAGTTGGATCAGGATTCATTAAAAATAATAGTCGTTCTTTTTCTTTAAGAAATCTACCAGTAGATGTATCATCGCCTTTACCAATATAATATTCTTCCAGAGTTTCCATCATTTCTACTACATCTTTATACTCGTCACTTGATAAAGGTTTTCCATTGCCAGCAAAGGTAGACATAATACGTCTACCTCTTTTAAACTGTATAAAATCTTCTCGTACCTGACCTGCGGGGCGACCTGTTACTTTTTCAATTCTTTCATGATCAGCCTGTTCAAGATCTGGATTGCCTTGTCTTGCTATCTCAGCAGCCGCAAAAGGTATTTCTTTTGCCCCAAATAAATGCGGAGTAATATCTGCAAAGAAGTCATAGTTAAAATCTGTATTATTATTAGAAGAACCAAAGGTAATTTCGGGATCTTTACTATCTTCAATATTTCCCATTGCATCTCTTGGTTTAACATATGAAGACTGAGAATTTGCTCTGGCACTTTCAGTCAATGCTAGTCCTACCTGTTGATTAAAAGGATTATCTGAATTTTCACCCTTAATTAAAAAATCTAAAGACTCAGTTACACCGTTTTGAATTCCATTTTCACTTAAGTCTTGTTGAGCGTTTTGTAAATCAGCAGCTGCTTGTTCAATATCTGAAGCCGCTCTATTGTTTCGAGATAGACTTGATCTATCAAGACTCTCTAATCTTTTAAATACCCTCTCAACTATTCCCGAAAAATCTGCAGGCACCTTTCCATTGGCTTCAGCAAAAGCTTTAACAGTTTGTTCATAATACTTTCTTTCATCAGGCGTTAAATTATCTAGATGTCCCTCTGAAAGCATTAATCCTAAAGCTTCCGAAACAGTTTTACCTTTTAACTCTTTTTCTAAACTTGCAGGCATAGGTAATGCGTTGTCTGCTGTAGCCGCAGCTTCTGTAATTAAAGTAAAAGGCTGATCTAATTGCGTTCTAGTTAATCCAAAGGAATCACCTGTTAATTCCATTTCTAAAATTTCAGTAGTTCTATCTTCAATTTCCAACTCTATTAATTCATCATCTCCAATTGCAGTATAAGTAAAATTATTAGCCATAATTTCTTGTTGAATAGCCGTCTTAATACCCATTCCATCAATGCCGCCATTTACCAAATCTTGCTCATCTGTTGGAAACGCCTCAAAATATGTTTTTAACTGTGCAATAACTGCATCAGTCTTAGCATCTCTACTTCCGTTTGTAGTATCATATACTGTTTGTAAATCAAAGGTGGCTAAAAGACCACGACCCTCTGCAATTCTTTGAGCACCGCTACTGCCAACAAAGGGGCCAAGTAGAAGCTCTACTGATTCTAACGGACCAAGCTTAGAATCAGGACCAGCAGCTCCATCATGGTTGTTTCTAGCTGTAATACCTTTCTTAAGATCTTCAAGACTATCAACTGTAATTAACTGACTTTGTACAAGCTGCCCCTCATCCGCTATATGTTGACGATGCTGTAATCCTTCAATCTCAGCCATAAAACTATAATGTTGTTCTAATTCCGATTGATATGCTAATACAGTATCTAAATGATGGTCAGTAAGTGTCTCAATAACTTCCTCAGCTCGTTTTGGATCTAACGATCGAATTGCTTCTAATTGATCATCAGTTAATAGTTCATCAATGTTATAATATTCTCCGACATCATCAGCACTCATTTTAACAGCTAAATCAAACTTACCTTGTCGAGCTTCTTTTAATGCTTCTGTTCTTTTTTGTCTAAGATGAACACCTGCTTGACCTACTGAAACACGCGCTTGAGCTGCAGCGGCTTCTTTAGATAAACCTGCTAAGGCCAACTCAGCTTTTCGTCTAACTGCATGAGGAACATTTTTTGTAAGTTTAAGTAGTTCTTTTCGTTTTTGAATAGGCGTGCCTTTGCCTCTATAAATTAAATCAATTTGATTAAGCTGACCGCTTACATATGTTTGCCAATCATCAGCCCCAAAAGATTGAGACACAGCATCTCTCATCTCATCAAAATAAAAACCTTTACCTTGAATGCCTCTTGTATTTAAATCAAACATGGCAATTTTTTCTTGGGATGATGCCTCTTCTAAACGACCAGCAAGATCACCAGCTTCATAAAGTCCCGATAACTCCTCTGGATCATCTACAAATTTTCTAGTTATAGCTCCAGTTCTAGGATTTTGCGTTACATGATATCTACCATTATTAATTTTATCTTGTTCAACCCTTAAATCTTTCTCGTTATTTTGAGCAAGTCTATTTTGAACACGTTGTAAGAAATCTAAACCTCTTGAACCAGCATCTGCTAATCCTTCCAACAACTCTGCCCCTGTGTTTTGAGAGGTTGGACGCATATTTCCGAAAGAGTATTGTCCTCTTTGTTCTGACCCTTGTTGACGGCGTGCAATAGTTTCGGGAATAGCTAAGTCAGGAACCTTCATTCCAGCTGTTTCTTCAAACACTGGTGTAACATTTGGCGTTGGTCTGGTAAGACCGCCACGGCCCCCTCGTCGATTATCTGGTCTTGGCATTTAAGTTTCTCCTTAAGTTTTTAAAGCCATGCCAGTACCCACTCCTGCAAAAGCAAGTTGAAGCATGGCTGAGGCATTTGCTGTATCAATAATAGCGTTAGGATCTGGAGATGAATCAATACCGGGAACAAATGTATCTCCCTGTTGCATGTATCCATCTAGTGAAGCAAGCGTAGAATCTACATTTTTCTTTAATGATTTAAAGGTAGCATCTTTAGCAAATGTAGTAGTCATAACATAATCAAAATAATTATCACTACTCATTCGATTAATAGCTTTGGTAGATCCTGATTTAGGCGATAAGTTTCTACCGTCGGTTAAAGAATTAGCGGTAGCTTTAATTTTAGCTGCTTTAATTGCAGTTTGTTCTTGAGTTCTTTTGTAATTATAATCTAATGCAAACTCTTGAGAGCCCCTATTTTGTCCTAAAGTTTGTGCAGCATTTCTATTGTTTACAAGTTTAGCATTATTCGCTGCATTTATCGAGGCATTTTTTGCATCAATTTGCATTCTTCTAGCAAACTCAGTATTTTGAAATTCAATACTTCCGGCAATAGCCTGAGAGGCAGCTTGCTGGCCCTGAGCCGCAGTACCCGCTGCTCCTAAAACCATCTGCCCCAGCATCATTGCAGTCATTGGATCAATTGGCATTAGTACCTCCTACCCCATTGGGATCTTTTTGTATTCACTCTAGGTCTTTGTTCTTTATTCCAGTCCATATCGTGATGTCTTAATGCACCCGAAACTTTAGAACCTAGTAGACCTTCAATTCTATCATTACTCATCCATTGATTAACTGTATCAACGTGATTTTGCACTCTACGTTTTTCAATAACATCATCCACATTAATATGAAGACGATCTTCCCAGTAATTACAGGCTGCGGATAACACATCTACACGGTCATCGTGAGTTAAACTACCCCTAGCCTCAGTAAGTCTAGTAATTTGTCTTTGATTTGTTTCATCTCTAGCTGGTCTGCTATCGAAGACAAGTCTATGCTGAGCCATAACAGGCTCTAAAGCAGAAATCATACGTCGTTCTTTTTGACCTGAAACACGATACTCATCAATAGCTACCTGCCCACAAACCTCTGATACTACAGGTCTTAGAAGAGAATTAAACATAGCATCACCATAATTAGATTCTACTCTAATATGATTTATATTATATTGATAAGCTAACTTAGCTATACGCATTAGTGCAGCCCGTTCATAGCCTCCTTCTAAACCCAATAGTTCGTGAACAAAGATATAACCATTACTAAAACTAGCAACACAAATACCTGTTTCATCCTTGCCTCGACCCGAAGGGTCAATAAACATGATCCTATCTTGGTAATCTACAAAGACACCGGATATCCACATAGGATCATAGTAGCAATCACCAGACATACCAAAGGATGGGATCTTTTTAGCCGGAGTACTGGTAGCCCAAATGATTTTTTCAGGGCATAAGTCTGGACTTAAGTCTAATACCAACAGGTCCGTCAACTTAAGGGGATACTTGTCCTTATCAGCCAGACTTGTATCAAGCTTATAGTGGAGCGAGAACAGCGTAGGACCGACTTTAGCCAGCCTTTCCATCAGAACCTCCATTGTGAACCTCTCGGGCTGTGTGGGCTCTCCTGCCCCTGCTTCTAGTCCTAAGATCCACTCATTGACATCTTCTGTTTCGGTAGGATTAGCAATGTCAGGCATGACCGCAGGGAATTTAGTAATAGGGTATCCCGACTTTAATTGATTATAAATAGAATCTTTAATCTGAGGAGTACCCAAGAAGATAACCCGACCACCCACGTTCCTAATTTGCTCTGCCTCAAGACATTTATTTAAAAGTTTTTGTCGAGACATCGCAGTTTCACAGTTGCCTTCAATTTCTACATCATCAAAGATAAGATATTCAGCGTGCGAACCAGTAATCTGAGCGGTAATACCCTTGGCATAACAAGACTTATCCTGTCCAATGCGAGTGCGAGACTCCACATTAAACCCAAAGGCATTGTCCGTAGTGTGATCCCCCGGTTTTAAATGTTCACAGTACGGTACAAGGTCAAGGATACGTCTTGTCATGCTAATAAACTCTACAGCTTTGTTGCCTGTAGCCGACACAACCATGATTGTGGTGTTAGGATCTCTAACTAAAAACCAAGAAGCAAGACAGGCAGTAATTACAGACTTACCGAATCCTCTACCGGCTTGTAGCTGCATATCATTGGGGCCGTTTTGCAATGCATCAGCCATAGCATACTGCACTGGTGTTGGTTCCCCCAAACCAAGATACTTAAAACAAGCCCACAAATGGTTTCTAAAGTCATCAACCATTTCTTGTGGTATATCCATTATTCTTTGCCCTCAATATTTCTTAATCTTTGTTCATGATCATCTACAATATGGGTAAGATTATCAAGACTGCTATTAATTTGACCTAACTCTCTTTGAATTTTCCAAAGAAAGTTAACAACGCCACACCCAATAAGCAGCTCTATAATCGTTACCCCGTCCATTTAGCTAGCCTTAATCTTAAAGGGTGCAGCTTCAGACATTGCACTCTCAAGTGTTTGTAAAGTTTCTTGTGGCAGGAGGTTAATGTCTTCTTTGTGATCATTAAGAACACCACGAACCACACCATACAGCCCCGGTCCCCTAGTCATAGGGTCATTAAGATCTTCA